TCATGAAGGACAAGCTAAATTCACTATTTTTGCCGTCTGAGCTCTTCAATGGTGGAACAGATCTTCATGATCTCAGCAAACTCTTCTTTCTTAATCCTTCCAGATTCGAAGTCAATTCGTGCATCAATTCGGGCCCTAGACACCATGGCCTCCACCATGCTGGAAATTCCAACTGGCCTCCTGTACGAACTGCTGGGGAAGAACTTTTCGAATAGGTTGCAGCACTTCTGGTACATCTGTTCGTCCTCAAGAATCCCCCTTTGGCTGGTGTTGAGAATGGAGCGATTCCTCTTAGGAATCCATGAATGTGTGGTTGCAACGGCATCATACTCCATGCTTTTGGCTGGGCCATGAGCTGGCATCACCACAGCATTGTTGACTGAATCAATTTCCTTATGACTGACAAACGGGTTCATAGGATTACACAACCTGCCTTGGTAGTCTTCATCCATCAATTCCCATTTCAAGCAGACCTCTGGAATGTGGAGGTTCCGGATATTGTACAGGTTTGGCCCTCCATCTGAAACCAACAGTCCTGCCTTCGAACGGGTCTGCTCCCACAGCTTCTTCAGCTCGAATGCTCTCCTCGTTTGAATTTGCGTATCACCCCTGTGACATCGGTATGTGTATCTGTAGTCTTTGATAAATAGCTGAAGGGCCATTTGGGCTGTTGCTGGTCCAAGATCGTTGTTTATCATATTGTTCTTTATTACTGTAACACCAACGCTCATGTCAGCTGACTCATTAATCCCGGACACTCCAAAACTGGGCAACTCCATACTGAAGTTAGCTACGAATCCATAGCGGTAGAAAAAGCTTGTGAATTCGAATGTTCCTGTCCGATTTATGTAGGATTTCTTCTTGCTCATGTTTATCCCAACTAATTTGCAGGTTCTATAGAACCTATCTACTCCTGCCTGTATTCCCTCATGATTCGGTGCATTCACTATGAGGGCGAAGTCATCTGAGGATTGGAGTCCGTCCCACCAATATGTGGTTTTGGTGTACTTCTTCTGCCCGAGATTCAGAATTGAAACTCCTAAGACTGTACTCAACATGTTGAACATGCCCATCATCATTCCAGGACTCAATGAGGCTGTGCCATCTATCAGTAGAGGTCTTATTTTCTCGATTTTCTCTCTTGTTGATTTGTTGAAGTATTTCAGGTCAATATTTGCGAGCATTTCCGCTGGTACTTGTGTCCGTAACTTCATACTCTTACTTTCGAACATGTACCCTTTTCCTAATCTCGCCATCTTGTTTGAGAACATTATAGGAGCAATGCTTAAGACATTTCTAAACCATTCTGGCTGGTTTCTTGTGATGTATGTTATCATTGCTAGAAACATCCGGGGGTTTTGATTCTCATTCCATTTGGTGTTGTCCCCAGTAATTGTGAAGGAGAGCTCTGTATCTTGTGAATTAGTCATCATCTTCCTCACAACATTTGCCAATTTAGCTTTCTTCTCATTCCCTCCGACAGGGAGGCCAGATTGCTCAAGTTTCTCACAGATGCTCCTCGCTAGTGCTTCTACAAAATACACGAATCCTCTGATTTGCATCCCGGGTGTTGCGATTGCCCTCCTTTTCAGCTTGCCTCTTTCAGCATCCTTTGTCATTGTGTTCAATGTAAGTGCTCTTATTAGGTAGCTCCTTTTGTTCAGTCTTTGTTTTTTCTTTCCTATTGTTCTCTGTGTGACCATTTTCTTGGTCATGTTGTCCCTCACTCTCCTCTTCCTCTGGAAATGTGTTGTAATCTCCATTTCTTCCTTATCCATTGAATCCATCACGTCCTTGAGGAAATCGATCAACCTTCCTGATTCATTGGCTGTCAGGCCATTCGATCTGAATACCTCTATAGTGTTGGCCAATGCGGTAGCAGCCGGCTGATTTCTATTCAACGTCCAGTCATAGGTCTGGCGGCCTTGGGTCAGTTTATCCACTCTTGTTTGCTGAACAATTTCCATCGTTTCGAGACACGAGTTTTCAAAGATCCCTGGGTGAGATTCTTCAAGGAAAGCCATTGCTTCCAATACACAATCCGTTTGTGCATACCCACTCGGCTCGTTGTCCTCAGGTAATGGTCCATCAATTGGATTGAGTTGGGGTGCTCCAGTCTCTGTGTTCGTTGTCCACTTTCCTTTTTCTGAGTATTTATGTGTTCTGTTGACTGTGTCCATGGTGTATCCTGTTCCTGTTCCATGGCTGTATGGAGGGTCTCCAGTATAAGGGAAAGTGGTACTTATAGCATTTTGCACTGGCACTTTCAAGAAAAGTAAAGTCGGATTGACATCCAT